CAAGGGTTTTTCGCCAGGTGGGGGACCATACAACGCCGTCTGACGGGAATACAAAACTCGATTGGTCAGTCGGGAATGAATCCCACGCCTGCGCGTAGAAATCCCATTCTTCGGTGAGCGCTTGCCAGGTTCCGGCGAAGGCGGTTATTCCCCGGTTTCCGTAATCCTCGAAGGAGATTAGGCCCTCGGGTGTATCAAAGAATGTCGCGCCGGACCAGGCCGCCAGGGAGGTTAGGCCGTCGAGGCATGACTCGGGTTGTGCGTCGCCTGAGCTGACCTGGTGGATCTCTAAGGCTGTGTTTCCGCCGTTCAGGAAGTTGAGCCCGGAATCGGTGAGGATGGTGTCGGCCCTATCGAAGGCGGATTCGTGTGGGTAGCCGTTTTCGCCGGTGACGGCCTGCCCGAGTTTGGCTAGGTTCCCCATGCCGATGATGGTTGTGACGGCTGTGGGCGGGTTGCTCGATAGATGCGAGATGGTGACGTCGCTGACGTTGCCCGTAAACCGCGCGAAACCGTATGCCTCGATATAGAGGCTGTCGCCCATATCGGCGGTGATGCCGTCGGGCCCGAACACGGTTATTTGGCAGGAGGATGCTTCGGGCTGTGAGGTTACATCGTTGCGGCCGTGCTGCACCTGGACGGAATACTCGACGTCCCCGAGATCGAGGGGAACCCCAGCTAGTGCGATTTCCGTTACGGGTGAGCTCACGCGAGCACCGGCTGTGTGTTACGTCCGGCCCGCTGATCGCTGTTGACGATGAGGCGCTGCACGGCCTGGGCGATGGCTTGCTCTGTTATGGCGGCTTGGCGGGATTCCTCGCGGGCGAGAGCTTCGGCCCGTGCAGCTGCACCGGCGGCCTCTGCTGCCCGCACGGCGGCGGCGACGTCCTCGGCTATTTGTGCTTTCAGTCGGGCCCCGATGGGTTTGCCCATTTCCTCACCGATCCGGCCTAGCCGCTTGCCTTCCTTTTGCAGCTGTTGGGCGATGCCGTTCACCATGCCTATGGACGCCTCGACGCCGTTCGGGGCGAATGTGGCGGCCATGGCTACGCCGACAGCGTTCGCGGCTTCGGCGGCTTTTGTTAGTTGCGCGTCGAGCTCGGGGATTAGGCCCTGGTTGATGATCTGTTGGCCGAGTGCCCCACCGGCCTCTGGGCCTTCCGCCGCGATGGCGTTTATGAGTCTTTCGGAGCCTCCTGACTGCCTAATCGCGGTTAGGACGTTGCCGAACCACTCGGCCTGATTTACTTGCTCCTGGAAGGCCTCTATCAGGCTTTTGCCTACTTGGCGTCCTTCGTCATCGAAGTTTTCCTCGTAGGCTTGGCCGAGGTCGAGGCCGCCGAGGATTTGGCCGGCGACTGACTCGACGTAGCTGTTGACGGCTGCGGCGCCTCGTTCGAGCTCGGACACTTGCGACGCGAGGGCGGAGCGTAGGCCGTCGACGGTTTCGGTTTGCCGTCGCAGTCGGTCTGTGAGTTTTTCGGATGCGGCGCCAGCGGATCCCGAGTTGCCTTCTAGGTCCTCTAGGTATGCGTTGTAGCGTTGCAGACCCCGGTTACCGAAACCGATTTCGGCGCCTAGGGATTTGGCTAGTTCCGTGTATCGGCTGGTTTCGGCGTTTGCGCGTTCCGTCACGACGACGGTTTGCCCGAAATACTGCGCGAGGCCCATCATTCGGAGGGTTACGGCGTTTAGCGCGTCGGCCGTGATTTCGGCCTCGCGGCCCATGTCCATGATCATGTCGGTGGCGAATCGGCCGCCGCTTGTGAATGGGTTCAGGTTTTGTAGGACGTATCGAAGGCCGTCGCCAAAGTCTGTTATGTCGGCCGTGGTTTCGACTGTGTCTCCGCCTAGGGCGCTGAGTCTGTCGGCCGCTACTGCGAGGCCGGATATGAGTAGCCCAACTTCCTCGCCGAGTTTGCTAATGGCGTCCTCTGTGTCGCCGGTGGCGTCTGCGCTGCGGTTGAGGAGCCGAAATACGGAGTCGATGTTGGACAGCAGCCCGGCGCCGAATGCCTCCTTGAGTTCGTCGGCGGCGATGCCGAGGCGCTTTATGCGTCCCTCGTAGGTGTTGGCGGCTACGGCGGCTTGCCCGCTGAATGTCGCGGAGAGCTGCGCAGTGATGGCTTCCATATCCCCGGTTTTCAGGATGGATGCGTCGATGCCAGCGCCGAGCCGGGATAGGGCTGTCGTGTTTCCGTCGTAGGCGCGGCCGAGGGCCTGGGCGACGGAGTCGAGGGACTTCCCGGATCCGGCCGAAACGTCGAGGGCGAGTTTCAGGGCGTCTTGGGCTTGTGCCGTGTCGCCGATGGATCGTACGAGTCGGTCGAATGCGGGGCGTAGTTGGTCGTCGGCTACGCCGGTTTGCCGTTGCAGGGCGTCGATGAATCCCTCGACCGGGGCGGTGTCATGGGCGAAGCCGAGGTTTTCGAGGGTCTGGGCGAGGCTTTCGGCGGCTTTCTGGTCCTCGATGGCGGCCTGGACCCCGTCGACGCCGAGTTTCACGGCAAGGGCACCGGCCGCGGCCGTGGCGCCGATCAGGGCCGGGCCGAGCATGTTCTTGAGGGTTCCGCCGAAACCTGTCAAATCTTTGTTAGCGCTGTTGAGCGCTCGCGAAAGTTGCTTAGTATCGGCAGCTAGAAAGATAGTCAGAGTTTTTGCCACGGCTACATCCTCTCCCACTTGCGTACAACGTCGTCCACGGCCTTAGCCCACTCGCGTAGGGCGGGTTCCTGGTATCCGCGTGACAGGGTGATCCAATCGGTTTTTTCGAATGGCGCCCACGAGTCGCGTTTCTGGCCTGAGTCGGACGGGTAACGCACCATGGTGGCGGTTGCGCCTCCGCTGAATACTCGACGGTTACCGCCGATTTGTACGGCCGGTACACGGTCGCGCCGCACTTTCACCGATTCGGCGATTTTTGGGCCCCAGGGTCCTGCGTTTTGGGCGGCGTCACGCCACGCGGGTGCCATGTATTTTTCGGCGATATCTTGTGAGGCTTTCCGCATTTCATCGTTAGCCTCTTTCGGTAACGCCCGCAGGGCCCGGAGCACTTCATTAAGGCCGTCGACGTATGCCTCAGTTATCGCCACGGGTGAGCTCCTCGATGATGGTGGTGAGGAGGTCCGGCGGGTATGCGAGGACTTCCTCGATGGGTCGACCTAGCCGGATTGCGGCTTGGACTATGAGGCGCCGGTGTGATCCGGCTGGGTAGGGTCCGGGGCCTCGCCGAGTGTCACTTGGGTCTGGTGCATTTTGGCCCAGGCTTTCACGTCTGCGAAACTGTGTGGATCCTTGCCCTCGATGTGGGAGTAGGCGACGGTGAGCCGCATCCCATGTTCGCTGGTCGGCGTTTTGTGCTTCGCAGCTAGTTCCTCATACGTCCAAAAATCCATTGACGTGGTTTGCACGACGATGGGTTCTTTGGATCCGTCTAGGTAGATGTTGAGTTGTGGAAACATGGCATTTCCCCGTTCACGTAGGTGGTTAGCTGAAGGTAAAGGTACCTGTGAAACTGAACGTCGCGGTGGCGACGCCTGCGGCCTCGAAGTTTGCTTCGAGTGAGTCGATCATGATGCCGTTACCTGCCCAATGACCGCTTGCGCTGCGGATATCGAGGGCGACGGAGTTGCCACCTGCGACGGCCGTGTAAAGGGCCTCGTACATGCCGCTGTTTTCGTCGTACAGGAACTCGATGGAGCCGGTCGTGTTCAGGTCGGTCTGGGTGAAATCGACGTCGCTCAGGGTCTTAGTGCGGACAACTGTGGGCTCGAACGTGATCGTTCCCGAAGTCACCTGATCCTCGTAACCGACCGAAGCGATGTCCACGGTGAACGCGGCTCCGGCGACTGATACAACTGCCATTGTCTGTTTCTCCTAACTTGAGAGCCGCACCGAAAGGTTGAGCTCGGTGGTCGTTACGGTGCCCTGTGCACCGACGTCTGTTAGTTGCGGGGATCCCACGAGGGTCACGATGTACCCGGCGGGCACGGCCGCGAGTAGATCCTCTAGGGCTTCCTCGATCTGGTTCGGTTGTGCGTTATTGGCCTTCGAGTTCACGACTAGGAGCACGCGCCACCTGACTTCGATGTTCAGGTTTGAGCCGACGCGGTCCGGCCGGATCCATGGGGAGTCCGGCAGGATCACGACACACGGCGGCTGTGGCACGGGCGGCGAGTAGTCGT